ATTGAACTCAAATTTAGTTAAAAATACACCTGTATTTAAACCAAAATTTCCAAAAGCTCCACCATTACTAGGAGCAATACTACTTGAATCTGTGTAACTGTACATATATTAATTATTTATTTTTTTAAGACCTATGGGGTGCTACTGGATTAATATTAAAATTATCTTGTTTAATTTGTGGTAATTCATTTTGAATTTCCTCTTCTGTTATTTCTAAACCTACTAACTCAAAAGCAGGTTTATGAAATTTTCTGATTTTTAGATTTAATTGTTGTAATACTTTTTTAATCTGAGATTTAGGTAAATTATAATGAGTAGCTAACTCATCTAATTTCATACCTTCTTCTACTTGAGATTTAAAAGTATTTACATCAATTTTGACTGTTTCTTTTTTACTCTCCATTATTATATTTTTCTATTTTTTCAATAACATACCCTAAATCATTGGGTATCATTAAGTCTTCAAATACTCCTATAGGTGTTTTAGCTGGTACTAATACACCTTTATTATCCATAGTTCTGTTAGTGTAAAAACCATACTTAGTTTCTCCATTAAACTCTGTGTTAGTACAAGTTACTAAACAATAAGTAAAATAACCTTCAGGAGTTATTTTTTCTCTTACCATTTTTCCTATGGATTTTAATTGGTATTCCCCATCTGCATTTTCAGTGTGAGCCATCACAATAAAGTTAATATGAGAAGGTAAATTTATACCTGTATTAAGCAAATTATAATAATTTGCAGCTATATCATTAAATTTATTGTATCCTACTTCAGAGTTTCTTGACATAAACTCTGTAGTCATAAGATAATTAGAATCATCTATAACTATATTCTTAATATGGGGTTTATGAGTAGGAATACTTTTTATAAAACTAATTATAGTGCTATAATTAGTAGTTGATACCATATTCCCATCTGGGTTAATAATTTTATTAAATTCTGTATACATCTTTTTCCAACCTTTTGCAGGTAATGGTTTAGATGTTACATTAAATAGAAAAGTCTCTTTAGGGTTTAAACCTTTAATACCTACTTCTTCATTGGGCATATAGGAAGTTGTCTTTCCTTGCCCTGAGTTACCTAATACTAAAATACTGTTTGCCATCTTGTTATAAATTAACTTTGTTCTTACATACAGTACAAATAGCTTTTCTTCCATCTTGGGATATATTATGTACTCTTAGTTTATTTCCATAAGTTGTATCCTGGAATGTATGCTCACACTTACACTTTAAAATCTTTGTCATATATTTCTTAATGTTTTAACATATGAGTATACTCTATTCATTCCTTCTATATCATCTACTCTTGGAAGTATTTTAAAGTAATCTGAAGCTCCATTAAAGAACAAGGGTACTTTAATATTAGATTCACCATCTCTAGATTTTAATAAACTTAAAGATCTATAATTATCTTTTAGAATATTTATATTATATCCATAATGATCTTTAATACCAAATCTATGTGGTGCAAATAACCCTAGTACAATGTTTGCATCTCTTGATGTATGCTTTGCATCAGCTAAACCATCCATTGAAGGTTCTAATTTTTGCTCAATAGTTTCTCCTTTATAATTTACTTCAACAGCTTCTTTAGTTGCCATTTGTTGTTGAACTACAACAGGAGAAAATCCAAAAGTATCTCTTATTCTTAAAAGATATTGATTAGATAATAAACCTATTGATTCCCTAAGGTTTAGGGTATTTCCTAAATGGTTTTCTAAAGAAATTAAAGAAATATGGTCTATAATAATCAATACATAATGATTATTATGATAAGTTCTATAACCTCTTATAGTAGAAGAAATTTTACTTTTAATTTCTCTATTTTGAGGAGTTTCAGGAGCTATAAGAATATTTGTTTCTTCTTTAGTTAGAAAAGAACCATCTTCTCTACAATAGCCTCCTATTTCAAGAGCAAAATTTCTAGTTACTTTATAAATACCTGTAGGATTTCTATCTGTAGAATTAATTTTAACTCTACAAAGAAAATTCTCTACATGTTCTCTAGCTTCTTCTATAAGTGATAATTCTTTAGAAGAAATTGTATTATATCTTCCTATAGATTGTAATTCTTTCACAGATCTAATAATACCATATTTAGTAAATAAGTATTTAGATATTTCAGCTAATATTATCTTCTCTTTAGATTCTTCTAAAGAAAAGTATAATATATCTAACTTAATATCTTTATCAGGATTATTTAATACATATTCTAAAGGTTGATGTATAAATAAAGATCTAACTAGTTTTGATTTACCAGTACCAGTTCCTGAAGTAATAATATAATAAGTACTTTTCTCAATTCCAGGTAAAATATGTTCTAATCTATCAAATCCTTCAAAAGGTATACAATTATAATTACCTTGATCATGATTTTCCTTATTAGTCTTTATTTTCTCTAATATTTGATCAAAATTCATATCATATCTTCATTTAAAGAACCAAATTCTTTTTCTTCTTTTTTAGCTTCTATGAATTGTAAAAGCATTGAAGTTCCATCTTGCTCATAAATGAATTTATGAGATTTTTTACAATATTGAGAATCTCCTAAACTTCTCAAATATGTTTTGGTGGCTTCAAACACCTCATCTGTTCTTATAGAAGGGTTATTAACAAAGAATTTTTTCATTCTTCTTATAACATCTGCTTTAGTACCTCTCCTTTCTGGATTTACTTTCTTAAATAAATCCATCCATTCAGTAACCCACTCAAATCCTGTTACACTCTCCTCAAATAAAGGTTTTTTCCAAATTAAAGTATTTGTAGTATAATCCTTATCAATTATACCTAATGATAAAACTTTATTCAATAGAATTTCAGGAATAAAGGAAGGTTTTAGGTTATAATAAAGGATGGTTAAAATACTTATACCATCCTCTACATTAACCTTTTCTTCCTTGAGTAGATTAATTACTTCAGAGTTAATGTTTATATTTCTACTCATACTTCTATTATTTTAATTTTTTTAGGATTAAATCCTTCTAAGGATTTTGTTACCCATTCTTCATCTACTGTATCTTTACAGCAAAGTATTAAAATGTTAGCTTTATAATCTTCTCCTTGATATACTAAACTTCTACACATCTTTTGAAGACTATTACCAGACATATTACTATCAGTTTGACATACAATTAGATTATCAATATTAGTAAATGTAAATCCAGTTCCACCTGCATTAACACAGGCTAACTTGTCTATTTTACCTTCTATAAATAAATCTAACTTTTCTTGATCAGTTTTACTGTGATAAGTATCTTTACATATATCTTCTGCTAATTTAATACTTGATGTAAATAATAATGTTCTACCTTTAATAGAATTAAATAGTTTCTTAGCATAATCATGTTTAGATTTTACATTATGTATAAATCTCATCCTATTTAAATATTTAAAGAAAGGTACTTTGGTACTTCCTTTAGTTGATTTAATATTTTCTATATCTTGTGTAAGATAATCATAATTAGCTCTTTCAGTAGTAAAAAATGGTTTTTCTTTACTTCCTGCTTTACTGTTTTTGTCTTTACTATTTAAAGGTATCTTAATTACAGTAATGTTATAATCTGCAATTATTTTAGATTGTACAGCTTCTTCTATACTCATTTCATAGAGTTCAGATAAATGTAGTTCAATCAAAATATCTATTTTATCATTGTGTTTAGGAGGGGTACCAGATAGACCCAAAATATTTTTATATTTTAAAGTTCCATCTAGTAAATTAACACAATTATTATAGGTTATATTTTGATATTCATCTAAAATAACCATTTCACACTCTCCTTTTACTTTATGTAAAGAAGAGTATGTAATAATCTCAACACTTTCTAAAAGTGCTTCACAATCCCATTTCACAAACTCATTAGGAATATCTTCCTTTTTGAGTTTTGTGTTAGGAGTTACCCATAATACCTTTTTAGGTTTATCTCTCTTAATTAGGTCAATAGCTAATCTACTTTTACCAAATCTTGGAGATATAACTAATAATCCATGAGGATTTTTAGGTAATGAGTTTACAATTTTTTCTCTTATTTGATCTCTAGTCATAATGTTACATGTATTCAGATAAATCTAATAATCTAAAAAAGGTATAATTTTCTCCTGATTCATTTATTTTAGAAAATTCTCTTCCTATTTCTAGTTTTAATAAATCTTCTTCTACAAAAGAGTATTTATCTTTAAAAGGATAAAAAACTGCTTTTTCAGCTTCTTCTCCTTCAAAACAAAGATCCCAAAATAAATCTCTTAATATCTTTTTATTTTCACACTCAAAACAACCATAACACTTAGTTATAACTAAATAAGAAATATTTATTATACCATTTGAGTTTTTAATTTGTAAGAAGAGTTTATTTTCAAAGATATCTTCTGATAAGTGATTGTTCATAATATTATTTTTTAGTTAATTTATTTTTTTAATGACACTCTGCATAATTTGTTCCTATATCTATACTACAAGAGAAAGGAACATTAGGTTTAATTTTTTCATTAACTTCATCTATAGAAGTTTTAACAATATTCTTTAAATTTTCAATATTTTCTGGAGTATTTTCAATAATTACTAAAATTTCATCATGATATTGATACCTGATTATTAAACCTTTTTTTCTAAGATTCATAACCCAGTTATCAAAGATATAAACTCCTGAGCTCTGATTAGTAGAACTGAATACATCTTTTAAGTATCTTAATGAAATCCACATATTGGATATTGGTTGTCTAACCCATAATGCTTCTACTTGATCTTCTATACTCCTTATAATCATTTGTAAATCTTTACATTTGAATATTCTATGTGTTCCATCTTTAAAGAACACTTTAATATAGACTGATTCAGATACTTGTTTTACAGATTTATTTCTTTCCCAATAAGTTTTATGCAATGCCTGAGCTTGTTCCAAAGGCATTCCTGTGGAAGAAGCTATTTTAGGTGGTCCTGCACCATAAATCCCAGCAAAGTTGACAGTTTTAGCTAAAGATCTTTCTTGAGTATATTTTTTAATACCTTGTTTATGTTCTTCAGCTTGTTCAGGTGTTAATAATCCAGCTAATACAGCTACATCTAAATGAGGATCAAATCCAGGTGTTCTCATTTCTTGTACATATTTAGGGTCAAAATAGTACATATAATGCTGTTTAGTTGTGTCCTCTAAAGCTGTCATATCACATCCACACATAATATATCCTTCAGGTGCTATAAGACTACCTCTTATTTCTTCTCCATAAAAGGAATAAATTCCAGGTAAATTTACTAAAGGTTTTTTATGTTTTAATCTAAAAGTGTTAGTAAATCCTCCCATTTGAAGTGTTATTCTATCTCCTTTCTTATTTTTAAGCATAGATTCTAAAATACCTCTTCTATGGGATATTACTGAAAGTTGATCTAAATGTTCTAAATTAGGTTCAACTTGATATAAATCTTTAACAGACTGACATAAGTTTTTATCCTTATCAGTAACTTGAGGAACACCTTTATCATCATATATTCTAGGTTGCCAACCTAAAGAAAATAGCCAATCTTTAAGTTGTTTAACTGATGAAGGGTTTCCAGGTAATTGTTTATCAATTACTTCTATTTCCTCAGTATCTTCTGAAAGATTCCTTTCAGATAATAATTCTAACCACTTTTCACCTTTAGTAGATAAAGTACCATCTTTTTTATAGATAGCTTTAGGTTTTTTAACTGTTTTATATTTTATATCTAGAGGCATTACTTTAGAAAGCTTACTTCTTTTATCTTCTCTGATTAAATCTATTCTTTTTAAAGCTTCTTCTACATGTTTTACATCTAAATATAAAGGATTTTCTGACATCTCTTTAACACAATCTAATTTAAAATTGATATAGTTAAGTAAATGTTCCATTTTATTAGGATTTTCTAAATATAATTGCTTTAAATAAGCCCATTGTTTATGAAA